TGTTTAAAGATTTCCTTTAGTACTTGAACAACAAAGTCCATAGGAGTTACATTGTCATTAAAAAATGTAACCTTGTACATGCCAGGTTCTTTAATAGCAGATATTTGTTTTTCTTTTGTTACTGTATCTGTATGAGTAGTCATAATAATTACCTTTAACCCTTTTTAATATTTATAGTATATAATACACTAGATTAATTAATAATGCAAGAAGGGAGAGTGCCAAAACACTCCCCCTATATTGCTGTGTATTACTTAGGACTATTAATCTTAATAGTCTTTGGCTTTAGTGCTTCTGGTACTTCACGTACTAAATGCACATTCAGCATACCTAGTTCAAGATTAGCATCTGCTACTTTAACATGGTCAGCGAGTGTAAACTCTCTACGGAAGTTGCGTCCGCCAATACCCTTGTGTAGGTAGTTGACATCTTCATCTCCTTTTGGAGCAGTTCCTTCGATTTTCAATTGATCACCATCTGTGGTAATTGAAAGGTTGTCCATACCAAAGCCTGCAACTGCTAATGAGATCATATACTCATCATCGTTGATTTGTGCTATATTGTATGGGGGATACCCGTTTCCGTTTGGACTATTTGCGAACTGTCTTTCCATTTCGTTAAACAGTCTATCAAAGCCAATTGTGGCTCTTTGGAAGTTAGGTAGGTCTAGAGTTGTTAGTCTTGTCATATTATTTCTCCTTTATTAAGCAAGATTAATTGTTGTACCCTTTCGGCGTACACTTTTATTTATAACAGTTTTATCTGTTACATATATTATATAAGCATTAATAGTAAAAAGTCAAGTCTTTTTGGAAATATTTTTAGATCAAACAAGCATGATAAATAATATACGTACATAATAGGATATAACATGGATACAAACAAAAGATTAGATTTGTTAGAGAAAAAGATCGATTTGATTATGGATACGCTGAATATTACTTTGGAAAGCAAACCAGTAGCAACAGCATCTATACCAGTTATTGATGATTCAAATGTTAGACTTGAGATTCAAAAACTTAAGAACGAAATTAAAGTTCTTAAAATTAGGTTTAGAAAGTTACCTATGCAAAGTCCTCTAAGACAGGAAATGCTAGACAACATTGAAAAGTTAATGCAACATCAAGCAGACTTAGAAACAGAACTAAATGCAACACATTGATAAATTTGAACAGGCGATACTAAACCTTAAAGAAGAGGGCAGGTATCGTGTGTTCAACGATATTCTAAGAGAGTGTGGGGATTTTCCTAAAGCAATTTGGTATTCAAAATATGCTGTTACAAAGATTGTTAATTGGTGTTCTAACGATTACTTAGGTATGGGTCAACATCAATTTGTTTTAGATGCAATGAAAACAGCATTAGAAACAGCAGGTGCAGGTAGTGGTGGTACTAGAAACATTAGTGGTACAACTCATTATCATGTTGCACTTGAACTAGAACTAGCACGTTTACACAACAAAGAATCAGCACTATTATTCACTAGTGCCTTTAATGCAAACGAAACTACATTAGAAACTATTGCAAAAATTATCCCAGACATTACATTTATTAGTGACAGTAACAATCATAGTTCATTAATACAAGGTATAAGACACAGTGGTGCTAAAAAAATTATTTGGACACACAATGATTTAGAAGAATTAGAATTAAAACTAAAACAGATTTCAGGACCTAAAATGGTTGTATTTGAATCTGTTTATAGTATGGATGGAGACATAGCACCAGTAGGTGATATTGTTAAACTATGTAAAAAGTACAAAGCAATAAGTTACATAGACGAAGTACATGCTGTAGGATTATATGGACCAAACGGTGGAGGTGTGTGCGAAGAAAGAAATGTACACCCTGATATAATCAATGGTACTCTAGCCAAAGCATATGGAGTACAAGGCGGATATATTGCCGCTGACAAAACATTTATAGATGCAATACGAAGTTACGCACCTGCATTTATATTTACAACATCAATGAGTCCTGTTTTATGTGCAGGTGCATTAGCATCAGTAAAGTATGTAAAAGAACATAAAGAACTTAGAATGATGTTGCAAGTAAAGTCGGAAGAACTAAAAAGAAAGTTTATAGACAAAGGTATTCCGATACTTGAAAATAATAGCCATATTGTTCCAGTTATGATTAAAGACCCTGTAAAGTGCAAACAAATATCAGATGATTTATTATACAAAGACGGAATATATGTGCAACCAATAAATTATCCTACTGTTGAAAAAGGCACAGAACGTTTAAGGTTTTGTCCTGGACCTAATCACTCATCAGGAATGATGGATGAACTTGTGGATAAATTACTTACAGTGTTAGAAAGGCACAAAATAATATGAATAAAATAAAAAAATATATGTATCAGGCAATTGGTTTTTTATGTGTTGGTCTAGCCTATATCGGAGTAGTGACACCCGGAATACCTTTTTCAATCTTCCTTGTAATTGCGGCATGGGCATTTGCAAAGAGTTCACCAAAAATGGAGGCTTGGTTATACAACCACCCATGGTTTGGTAAATTCCTAACTAACTGGAATAAGAAAAGAGTATTTCCTACAAAAGGAAAATACGCAATGGTAATTGTAATGGCTTCTACACTTGCGTTTACTTTTTACGCAACAGGCAACTTAAAAGCAGTTGCGTGGAGTGGTGCATTTATGTTAGGTGTAGCAATATGGGCATGGAGATATCCTGGTTCAGTTGAAGAACACAAACGTAGAGTTGATGCAGGACAAAGAGTTGCATGGCTGAAATAGATTATACAGATACAGATGGTTTGCAAGTGTTATGGCATTTGCTAACCACTGAGCCGTTCTTTTGGGTAATACTTTCCATTGGCTTTGTAGCAATACTATTAAGTTGGTGGGCAGAAAGACTACAAGACAAAGACGACGATCATGTTGTCCAATACTATGATGACAACCATCATATTAATCGTTAAGGAAATATAAATTGATAGATGTACAATTAACTAAAAAGCCAATACTATTAGATCCATTTTTACCCGAAGAATGGTTACACATACGTATTAAGAAAGAAGTTCTTAATCAAGGGTTTCCGTGGCACTATCCAGGCATTGCAGTTATTGATGATCCAGATCCTTATGCAACATGCTTCGCTACACAATTTTATGATAAACCTACAGGTGACGACAAATGGTATCTAGCACCAAGTCTTACTCATGCGTTTGATAGTTTTGCATGGCACAATCAAAGTTGGTTGCAAATCGATCATTTGATGAGATGTAGAGCAAACATGTATGCTCCAGGACAAGTAACAAGTCCACACATTGATAATGAAAATGAAAATCGTTGGAGTTTGTTATACTATCTAAATGATGCTGACGGTGGTACAGTTATTGACGGAACTGAATATCATCATAAAGAAAACACTGCGGTATTTTTTGATGCAAGATTAAATCACTATCCAATTAAATCTACAACGCCCAGCCGAGTCAGTGTAAACTGGATTATGGCCGGACGTTATAAACAAGATACAGTTAAAATCTAAATCCTAAACTAGTACCAAACAGCATGTCTGTTTTATTAAAGTCTTTATCACTATCTCGTTGCACAAACATATTAAGTTGTGCTTTTGTACCTAGTGGAAACTTATAGCCTAGTTTAGTTTGATATTCATCTACACTTAAATCATTACTATAACCACTGCCTAGCCTAAGCATTGGATTAACTTCTAAGTACATACCTTTTACTCTTAACCCTATTGCAGATCTTACTCTCCAATAGTCGTTGCGTGTACCTTCGTAGTAACGATATTCAACTCGAGGCTTTATGTAAACTAAACCGTTATCATATAGTTTGTAGTCTATACGTGGACGATGTTCAGTTTTACTTCCGTTTTCATCATACCTATATGCAAACTTCCATTTGCCTACATACTTTTCTATTTGTATATGAGAACGCTCACTACTAGTATATTGTCTTGTTTCTATACCATAGTTTGAGTTTTGTATTTTTAGTGTGAATTGATTGCTATCGAAATCATCCGCCCATGCTAACATAGGGAAACATAAAATTAATGTTGTGAGAATTTTTTTCATTTGATTGATCGGGCGAAATTATTAGCCTCGCCCGATACCTAAGTTTTTAAATTATTAGTGTAAGTGCACCTGCACCTAAGAGTAATGCTATCCATGCACCTAGTGCATTTAAGTATTTCTTCCAAGGTGTGCCAAAGTATAGTTTACCAATTGCCATGCATTTGTGCATAGGTGATATTAAGTATCCTGCATAATCTAATGCAAAGAACCATACAAAATATTCAACTCCGTATACTAAAGATAGTATAGTAGTAATAGCGGCAAATCTGCTACTTGAACCAAACAAGAATGCTGATCCAAATGCTAACGCACTTATGATACTAAATCCTGTTATTGTATTAATATCAAATGCAGTATTTTCAAGATATGCTTTGATGTCATTAGTATTCTCTCTAGTAAAGTTTGCAACTACAATGATAACTGCTACCCAAGCAAGTAACTTAAAATCTACAAAGCCTAGTAACTTTTTATAATCCCATGTTAACGTAAGAATCATATAGTAAAATAGTAATGCACCAAACACTAACCACGGGTCTAACCCTCCAATAGGTTTAAGTGCTAGAACAATAGCAACTAAAAACGGAAACACATTTCTAATAACGTTTGATACTTTAAAATGTTTATTCTGTGTGTTAAGTTCAATGTCATCTTCTTTTACAAAGAAAGTAATATATGTAAACACTACTCCTAGTGATACAATTAATAGAGGCAGTAGTTTGAACACAACTGCTCCGTATCCAATACTAAATGCGGCCATAGGAATAAGAATAGTCTTTTCCAATGGTGACCAAACATAATAGTGGTGAGTTGATAGATAGTCGATAATGCCAAACTTCTCTCGTCCTTTTGATCCTTTCGGAGGAGCGAGGGTGTCTAACATACCAGCCGAAACTGTTACTCGACCTGATATGGGAAGTATACCAGTAAACGCACTCATTAGTGCAACAATTACACGTTTTGATTTAAACACTTTTTGTATGTAGGCATAAGCACCTGCAAACAAATTATGTTCTTTTATCAAACCCGCAATCATCATAATGAACGCAATAAACAGTAGGTATTCTTGCCCCTTGTACAGCAAGTTTATATTTTCCAAGGTAATTTCTCCTGTTGTTTAATGCTTCGATGTAATCTTAGCGGTCGTTAAAAAACTGTTAGAAACACTATGCCTCTAACAGTTTTATTTAAGTTAATGCTAATTGTGTGATACTTACTCTGGTGTTGATGCAGTCTGTAAGTAAGTCATCATATTTTCTGGAGTAGTTTCAATGTATGGATCAGCATCTGAACCTTCATTGTTAATACCTGGCTCTTGCCACCATTGTTCTACAACGCCGTCATTAATAACAGCCATGTAACGCCAACTACGCATTCCGAATCCTACATGATTCTTGCCAATAAGCATACCCATGTAACGTGTAAAGTTTCCACTACCATCTGGAATAACTTTTACATTATTAACTTTAAGTATCTCAGCCCATGCATTCATTACAAATGTGTCATTAACTGAACAACAATATACTTCATCAATACCTAATGATTTAATAGTATTATAATTTTCTTCAAAACTTGGTAATTGTGTTGATGTACATGTTGGTGTAAACGCACCTGGTAAACTAAACAACACAACACGTTTACCTTTGAAGTAGTCATCTGATGTCATTGTTGTCCACATACCTTCATCAAAACTGCAACCGTCATCTAAGACTGAATCGCCAGTTCTAATTCGGAACGTTGTATTTGGGATTTCAAATCCTTTAATCATTGTTTTTCCTTATTAGTTATTAGCATAAACACTATTAAACTGTTGTGTACACCTAATAAACGTTGTACAACGCATTAAGTGTTTAAGTCTAATAGCACCTGCATATGTACAAGTACTACGCAATCCGCCTAGTAAATCTTGTACTGTAGCCGCAACATCGCCCCTATAAGGAACAAACACTTCACGGCCTTCTGATGAACGATAATCTTTCAATCCACCAAAATGCTTTTTATTTGCGGCATCACTACTCATGCCATAAAATTGTACAAACTGCTTTTGTTCGTAATGTGGCATGTAGTTGCCATTGTCTAAAAGAGTTGCTTCTTTTGAAAGATAGTGTTTAGTAATTACTTCACCACCACCTTGGTCGTGTCCGGCGAGCATACCTCCTAGCATTACAAAGTCAGCACCTCCAGCAAACGCTTTAGCAACATCGCCAGGACAAGTACAACCGCCATCAGCGATAATATGTCCACCAAGGCCATGTGCCGCGTCGGCGCATTCCATGACTGCGGATAACTGCGGATATCCAACACCAGTCTGTATCCTAGTAGTACAAACACTACCAGGCCCAATCCCAACTTTAACAATATCTGCTCCTGCAAGAATTAACTCCTCTGTCATTTCACCTGTTACAACGTTACCTGCTATAATTACTAGATTTGGATATAGTGTTCTAAATTCTGCTACTGTATCTCTAAAGCGACTGCTATAACCGTTTGCAACATCAATACAAACATACTTTAGTCTACTGCCTGTTTGCTCATATACATCTCTAAACTTTGCATGGTCGGCATCTGTAATACCAATACTCATTGCAACATAGTCTGTACGTTCCGGCATGTCACTATCAAAATAATTAACTAATTCGTTTATACTATAAGTTTTAACTAAACAAGTAAAGATTTTACCTTCAGCAAGTTTGTCTGCCATTTCAAATGTGCCAACACCGTCCATGTTAGCCGCCATAATAGGTGTGCCACGATAGTGTCTATATTCTGTTTTATCGCCTTTGTAGTTACGGAATGTAAATCCTCTTTCTAGATCAACTTCTTTACGACTACCTAGTGTACTACGTTTAGGACGAATGAGTACGTCTTTGTAGTCTAGTTTAGTATCTTCTTCAATTCGCATTTAAGTTTAACTCCTTGTATGCTGTCTGTACCGATAATGCTTGATAGTAACAATCAGCCAAGGCATTGTGTGCTTCTTGTTGAATTGCTTTACGTGGATCTTTAGATAGTAAACTAAACAATGTTCTACTATCTCTTATCTGCCAAAAGTTCCATGGTATAGGTAATCCTAATTGCTGGTACAAATTTTCTAATATAACAATATCAAAAGCAGGCCCTTGAGCCCATACTACATCAACACCAACAAGAAACTTGTTGATCTCTTTTGTCATTTGATCTAAACTAATACGTCCTTCTTCTGAAAAGGCTTCTTCTTGCACACTCTGGGTTTGCTTACCCCACCATTCGATAGTACTTTCATCTTGTGTTCTTTTTAATTTGTCTTGCTCGTCTATGTCAAGTTTTTGATAAAGACCACTGTGTGGTTCTTCATTAGTGAAAGGGTCGAATTTGATTGCGCCTAATGTTAGTATCACACAATCTGGTTTAGTGCCTAGAGTTTCTAGGTCTATCATTGCATGTGTTGCCATTTCTATTGCCTATTAGTAGTTGTTTTTATTGTCTAACAATGCACGTTGTTGCCTACGTACTGCCTGTTTTTTAGCCTTGCGTTTCTTATCGCTAGGTTTTTCATAGTACTGCTTGTCTCGAAAGTCATTAATAATTCCGCTTTCAGCAACTTTGCGTTTAAACTTACGCATGGCTTTCATAAACTCTCGTTCACCTTCGCCACGTACTACTACACTCAGGCCCGCTTCGTTGGGGTCTCTAACTTGTGCCATTGATCTTACCTTAATGTTTTTTGCCATTTGTCCTTTTGTTTCTATATACCAGTAACGGTGTATCGTTATTAGTTATCGTTTCTTCTTGTATCGTTATAGTGTCCAACCCTTCTGCCGCTAAATCTTCAGCGTCATATTGATACTGTAACAGTGCCTCTTCTATAATCTTTTTAAGTCCACGAGCACCTGTCTTAAGTTCTTGTGCTTTAGAAGCAATCGCTTTAATTGCTCCTTCAGTGAACTCTAAGTTTATATTGTCTAGTCCAAACAAATAACTATATTGTTTTACTAAACTGTTCTTAGGCTCTTTAATAATACTACATAGTTGCTCTTGTGTCAACTGATTTACGTATGTAATTAAGCCAAAACGACCAATAAACTCTGGAATGAAACCGTACTTGATTAAGTCTTCTGGAAGTATTTGTGACAAATCTGCTTCTGCGTTTGGATCTTGTATGTCTGCACCAAACCCCATTCCGTTTTGATTTGTACGTTCTGATAGTAGTTTATCCAATCCAACAAATGCACCACCAACTACAAATAATATATCTTTTGTATCAATGTCTACCATTTCAGCACCTGGATGCTTACGTTTGTTTTGTCCTGCATTAACTCTAACTTTAGTGCCTTCAATAATCTTTAAAAGACCTTGTTGTACACCTTCTCCACTAACATCTCTTGTAACTGAAACATTTTGTGATTTCTTTGTAATTTTATCAATTTCGTCTACAAACACAATACCACGTTGTGCTAGTTCAATGTTTCCATCTGCTTCTGTTACTAGTCTAGTAATAATACTTTCTACATCATCACCAACGTATCCTGCTTCTGTAAGTGTTGTAGCATCACAAATAGCAAACGGTACATTAAGGAAGTCTGCAATAGTTTGTGCAATTAATGTTTTACCTGATCCTGTTGGACCCATAACCATTACGTTAGTTTTATCTAATTTAATATCGTCACTTGGATTGTTTAATTTTTTGTAGTGTTGTGCTACTGCAACACTCATTGCTAACTTTGTTTGTTCCTGTCCAATTACATGTTGATCAAGATACTCTTTAATCATCTTTGGATTAAGTTTAGTTGTATCAAATGCTTCTTTCTTAGTATGAATACTTTTAACTTTTTCTTTAGTTAAAATAGTTACACATAAGTCAATACATTCATTACAAATTGCACTGTCGTCACCGACAATCAATTTGGTTACTTCTTTTTTATCTTTGCCACAAAAGTGACAGTGGTGATCTTGTTGTTTATTGCTCATTGTATACCTTATCTAAAAAATTGTTGATGTCAGTTACATTGTTTGTACTAATCAGACTGTAAACTTCTTTCATATTTTTATCCTCTGTGTAGTAGTAAACATTGCTCTTACTTAATATGTAACTAGTATATTGTACACTAATATCACTGGTATTGTCAAGATTAATATACGTTTTAATTTCACCATTTACTTTGTTAAGTAACCAAGTAGGGTTATTTTCATTTGTATATGCATACAGGTTTATTTCTCTATCATCTTTTTGTTTGCCCAAGTAGTTACTAATCTTTTCTTTTTCAGCATCTGTAGTATTAATTAGATTTAAAGAAAAGTTGTTGTTGTATAAGTTATCGGGCGGTGTGATCAAGTTTATTTTATTTGGCATATTAATTCTTATCTAATAATGTAGTAATCTTATTTGCTTCAGTTTCTGTAAGGTCGTCTACTTTAATTAGTCCGTCCTTTAACCTTTCTATAAGAGATATGATATGCTTTTGACTTGCGTCTCTATACTGTTCTTCAGTAATTTCTAGTTCTTTAATCTTGCTAGGATCAAAACTTTGTCTTGCTTTGTTTATTTTGTTAAACACACTATTTTCATTCTGTTCTGAATTTTGTTCAAAATCTTCTGGATTATTCTCTGCTTCTTCGTTTGCTTTCTCTACCCAACTGTTCCAGGCATCTAAGTCATCAATCTTTTCAAGTTGTTGAGTAACTGTTTGTTGTGATTCCTTTGATGCTTGATCCGGCCATTGCCCTTTGTCTTTCATATCGTCAATAGTATCATCAACGTCATTTACTCTTTCGTCAGCATAGAAAAATGGATTTATTGTTTTAGTATACTTTTTCTTAGTGTCTGTATCAAAATCAATTTCTATTTGATTAGGATCGACAGTTTTCTGCGGATTAATTTCTTCTTGTTCAACAGTTTTCTGCGGTTCAGGATCTATGTCTTCCCAAAGGAGGTATTGGTCAGTCTTTTT